TCTATTAAACGATTACTATAACTGTTTAATTGAGTGCGATGATGATCAGTCAACATGCAAACGAGTTTGTAGGAGTATTCTTTCATAAATTTTCAAGCGATCAAAACCAACCATAGACACATAGGAAACTGTCACTAAGGGCCCTCTGCTTCGGCAGGGGGTTTAGTATTATAGGTGCATACAAGAGGAAACACCCATGGCAGTCAAACACGAAATCAAGTCCCAACTCGCCAAACTGCTTGCTACTGAAGACTTGATCGTGGAGCACAAGAAAGTGCAGACCGCTTGCTTCAATGTCCACACCCGTGTCCTGACCCTTCCTATGTGGGAGAAGGCAAGCAACACTGTCTATGACCTGCTGGTGGGTCATGAGGTTGGCCACGCACTCTTTACTCCTGATGAAAACTGGTTGGAAAAAGTTGCTATCCCTCCCCAGTTCGTTAATGTAGTTGAGGATGCACGCATTGAGAAGTTGATGAAACGCAAGTATCTGGGACTTGCAAAGACGTTTTTCAAAGGGTATCAAGAACTAAATGACGAGGACTTCTTCTCTATTCACGATGGGGATATTGATGATTTTAATCTTGCTGATCGTGCAAATCTATACTTTAAGGTCGGTAATTTTGTAGATATTTCTTTTGACTCCGAAGAAAGGGTTCTTATCCAGAAGATTGCAGAAGTAGAAACCTTCGATGAAGTATTGAAGGTTGCGGAAGAACTCTACCTGTTCTGTAAAAAAGAGAAGGAAGAGAAGGTTGATGATATGCCTGTTCCTCCTGAAGTGGGTGAGGGTGGTCAATCTCAAACTCCTACCTCACAATCTCAACCAAGTGATGGGGAAGGTAGCGGTGGAGATAGTGAAGGGCAATCTGATCCACAGATTCCTCAACAGACCAATGAAGAGGGAGACTGGGACGCCCCTGTTTCTTCCGATGACCCTGAAGTTCATACTGCTGATGCTCTGCAATCAAAATTGCAGGATCTTGTGGATTCAAATTCAGCAGAGAATATCTATGTTGAGATTCCTCAGGTTGACCTGAAGAAGATTGTTGCTGACAACTCTGAGATTCATGAGGACATTGATTCTTTCTTCTCCGTTCAGCAAAAGAGTGTCCCTTCTGTTGATATCTACGAACGCGCAGATAAGCGGTTTGTTGAGTTCAAACGATCTGCTCAGAAGGAAGTTAACTATCTTGTAAAAGAGTTTGAGTGCCGTAAGGCAGCAGACTCTTATGCCCGCGCTACAACCGCCCGTACAGGCGTCCTGGACACTTCCAAACTGCATACCTATAAGTACAATGAAGACCTGTTCAAGAAGGTCTCCGTGGTCCCTGACGGCAAGAATCATGGTCTGATTTTTGTACTGGACTGGAGTGGTTCTATGAGCCGTGTCATGATGGATACTCTCAAGCAACTCTACAATTTGATCTGGTTCTGTAAGAAAGTTTCTATTCCCTTTGAGGTCTATGCTTTCACTAATGAGTGGAATCGTCCTAAGATTGATTATGAAACTCATGAGGTGGTCAAACCAATGGACTTCTCCCTTGCTTACGAAGCAAAAGAGAATCTACTTTCGGTTAGTCATGAGTTTGCAATGATGAACATTCTTACCAGTCGTGTAAATGGTAAGCAACTGGAACATCAGATGATCAATATCTGGCGTGTTGCTAACTACTTCTCTGATCAATACATGGTTGGATATGGTATTCCTCCCCGCATGAGTTTGTCTGGTACTCCTCTGAACGAGGCATTTGTTGCTCTTCACCAGATTCTTCCTAAGTTCCAGCAGGAGAACAAACTGCAGAAGGTTCAGTGTATTGTCCTGACTGATGGAGAAGCAAATCATCTTTGTCGTCATGTTGAAGTTCAACGTCGCTGGGAGGATGAACCTCATATGGGTAGGCGGCAACTCCAAGGTGGTTGTACCTTCCTTCGGGATCGCAAGACTGGTAACACCTATCAAGTTCCTTACGGTTGGCATGGATTCACTGATTTGATGCTCCAGAATCTTCGTGACAACTTCCCCACGGTCAATTTTGTTGGTATCCGTGTTCTTGAGAGTCGTGATGCAAACCACTTCATGAAACTCTATTATGATCAGAACTCTGATGAGTTCCGTAAGATTCAGAGTGAGTGGAAGAAGCAGCGTAGTTGCACCATCAAAACCTCTGGTTATCATGCATACTTTGCTATGTCTGCTGCTTCCCTATCTCAAGATGCAGACTTCTCTGTTGATGAAGGTGCAACAAAAGCAAAGATTAAATCTGCTTTCATTAAGTCTCTTAAGACTAAGAAACTAAATAAGAAAGTTCTAGGCGAATTTATTTCTCTCGTAGCATGACCGAATACAAAGACAACTGGAGAGAAATTGCTAAAGCATCAGAAAAGGACCCCAAGGTGATGGATATCCTTGAGAATGGTCCCAGGTCTCTTACACAGGCATGGTTACTCCAGGCCATGAGATATAAGTATGGACGATCTGACAAGTGACACAAGGGGGGTTTGAGACCCCCCTTTTTCGTCTATAATAACTTCAGTTAAAACAAACCACTCAATGACCATCTCCGCTGACTACATCCGCACTTCTCTCCAAGCAGTGTATGGAGAGTCTGTGACGGCCGCCGACATTCGTGCCTGGTGTGCTATGAACGGTTCTAACTACCAGACCATCACCAACAAACTGACTGACTACAAAGTTGGTCGTGGTAAGTGGAACCTGGAAGTAACGAAAGAGACTGTGGAAGAACTGGAGACAACCTATAATGCTCCTGCTGCTCTGCCAGCAATCGAACAAAACCTTATCCCGCAGAAAGATGATTCCTTCGTCCAGTTTGGTAACTTCACTGATATTAAAAAAATTGTTAAGTCCGGTCTCTTCTACCCTACGTTTATCACGGGTCTCTCGGGCAATGGCAAAACGTTTTCTGTCGAACAAGCGTGTGCCCAACTTGGACGAGAACTCATCCGAGTCAACATCACGGTAGAGACTGATGAAGATGATCTTATTGGCGGTTTCCGTCTTGTTGGTGGAGAAACCGTTTGGCACAATGGACCAGTTATCGAAGCCCTGCAGCGGGGTGCTGTGCTGCTCCTTGACGAGATCGACCTCGCCTCAAACAAAATCCTCTGTCTTCAGTCTATTCTCGAAGGAAAAGGAGTTTTCCTCAAGAAGATTGGCAAATGG